CCTCTTTGATCAGTCGGATGATATTGCCGATGTCGTGCTTCATCACGCACCGCTTACTTCCGCACTTGACGATGCAGGGCGCGTTAAAAAGATTTCTGGTGGTTATGAACTGCGTAAGCCCGTCATGTACAATGACGCTGCTGTAGGTGGATTCTACCAGGGATACCAGTCGTTCGATCTTAGTTCAATCGACGACCTTACAGCTTTCCGATTTGGCATCAAGCAGGTTTATGAGCCTGTTTCTATGTCAGGTCGTGAGCGTCGTGCTAACCGAGATGAGGCACAGCTTCTTGATCTTGCTGAGGCAAAGATTGAGGCATCTATTTCCCGTCTGAAGAATACTGTTTCGTCTTCACTTCGAGGCGATGGAACTGGCTTCGGTGGAATGGAGTTCGACGGCTTGAAGAAGGCAGTTTCGACTTCACCTTCGTCGGGAACATACGGAACTATCGACCGTTCAGCTAACATTTGGGCGCGTAACTACGCTACCAACGTAACGCTTTCGGCTTCGAACGTTCAGGAGACAATCACGGATGTTATCAGCCGCTTAACTCGTGGCGATGAGCAGCCTGACCTTGGAATCATGGACCGTACTGCATGGAAGTACCTCCACTCGTCATTGACTGCAATTCAGCGTATTCAGCTTCCCGTTAAGGAAGCAAAGGCTGGATTCCGCAAACTCTACTATGACGGTTGTGAGTTTGTATTTGACGGTGGTTACGGTTCAAGCGTTCTTGAGACTAACTCATGCCGATTGCTCAATACTAAGTATTGGACATTTGACATGGTTCGAGGCGCTGACTTCAAGCCGCTTGCACCAACTATGGATCGCCCAGTAGATCAGGATGCTTTCTTCACCGTAATTCTCGTTGAAGGAAACCTTTGCTGCTCTGCTCCAGCTCTCCAGGGTGTAATTTACGCTTAATAAGGAGGACTAGAGTATGTCACAGGTAGGATCGTTTGGAGTTAATTACAAGAAGGTTTGGGATAGCACTTCAGCTATGCTTCCAGCTACAGTTGGAACAGTAGGGTCACTCGTCGAAGGCGAGTTTCTTTTTGTTCAGGCTGATGGAGCTATTGACCAGTATGGTTTCGTAAAAATCGAAGCCGATGGTCAGGCTGCTATGCTCACCACTACTAATGCAGGTTCTCAGAATCTCACCGTTGGCGTAGCTCAAGTAGCTGCTGCTGACAATGAGTACCTCTGGGTATGGATTGGTGGTGTAGCTGCTGGTGGAGCGACAAAGGGTATTAAGGGTAAGGCTGCTGCTTCATATGCTGCAAAAGCTAACCTGAATACTACTGCTACCGCTGGTGTTGCTGACGATGCTTCGACTACGCTCATTAAGAACGTAGTTGGACTAGAGACGCTTACTGGTGCTGGAACAGTAAATCTGTTTTCAACAGGCCATTTGCGAGTCAACTAATCAAATGGGGGGTGAAGGCCCCCCATATTTGTGAGGTCTTATGCCATCAGTAACTAATCTTATTGGCTTGGGTATGCCACCTGAGCAAGCAGCAGAGGTGTCAGACGGCACTTTTGCTGTAGTTACGTCAACCGCAGCGCTTGTTGCAACCGCTGCCGGACTGCGTACCAAAATGGCAATCAACAACGTAAACGACACAACCCCAACAGCAGCAGAGCTTACCACTTCGTTTGGTACGCCAGCTTCAGTTGGTACAGGTTTTGTAGGTGTTGTTAAGGATGCTGATGTTGATACTAACTGCTATGTAGTTGTATCCAACGGTGTTTCTTACTTTTACCTAAAGTTTACTAAAGCCGTTTAGTAACTAAGGGGGGAGTAATCCCCCCAATTTTATAGGTGATTTATGACGTGTTACGCAGGAAAAGCTACAGTTGCAACTCCAACTATCGCCACAGCTACTAGCACACAAGTATTAGCTGCTAACCCATTTAGAAAGTATCTTTTAATCCAAAACAATAGTGCTGCTCACATAGGCATTGGGCTAAACGGTGAAACTTTAACAGGTATAGCCCCAACCAGCACCAACAAATGCATTAACGTGCCAAATAGCGATAATGCTAAAACTATAGTATTTCAAGGACAGTTTGTACCAAGTGGAGCGATTACGGCTTACCAGACGTCTGGTGGAACGATCAATACGTTAGTCGTTATTGAGGGGTAGTGCTATAACTAGGTAGGCAACTATGCCTATTTAGGAGAATAATTATGGCAAATATAGACTGGAGCAGCATCATGTCCGGTAATAGCCAACCCAAGAAGCGGTACCAGGGGGCTAATATCAAGTTCTTTTTCGCTTACAACGAGAACGAGGAAAAGTCGCTGCGTGAGGGACGGCCAATATTCGATGAAATCCCATCGATCAGTATCCAGTGGCCTGGTGGAGATGAGACAGTAAGACGCATTGAACCACAGGATATTCAGGAATACCCCGAACTTTATAGTCGGTTTCAAGCTGGTAGTGAGCCAGTAGCCGATGGTACTCCGTTAGCTGAATGGTCGCTTATGACTGGCTCTGCTATGCGTGAATTGCAGTACCTTGGGTTTAAGACAGTCGAGCAGTTAGCTAATGGTTCTGACGAAGCAAAACGAAAACTTGGCTCATTGTCTAAGTTTGTTAAATTGGCTCAAGATTGGCTTGCAGCAGCTAAGTCAGATCAGAACGAAGTAGTAAAACTCAAACAGCTTTTGGAAAAGTCGGAGACTCGTACTAAGGCACTTGAGGAGAAGATGGAACTGCTCCTTCAGCGAATCGAGGCAAATGAGGGGACTGATTTGCGGTCGTATCGCAGAGAGTTAATTCAGCCGGTAGAGCTTGACGATGTAACCGATGATGTAATGGATGAGCCTCGACGCCGAGGACGACCAAGGAAAGTATGAGCATAGCCACGGTTATACAAAATGTAGCAAACGAAGCGGGCTATACGGTTGAGTCAAATATATTTACTTCAACCGAAACAACTACCAAGCAGCTTCTTGCCATTGCACAACGTATTAACCGTGACATTTTTGAGGCGTATCCTTGGCCTAAATGTTACGCTTCAGGGTCAATAACGCTGGTAGGGGGCCAAGCAACCTATGCTCTACCAGCAGCTTTTTCCCGCTATCAATACGAAACATTTTGGAATCAAAGCACTCGGTGGCGCGTTCTTGGCCCTATGAGCGAACAAGAATATGCAGAGATTCGTGGCTTTGGACTTGAACCTACAATTTACCAGCGGTTTCAAATTCGAGGATTAAGTAACACTGAACTGCTAATCAACCCTACGCCTGGAGCTAACAATAACGGCGATACCCTTATCTTTCAGTATATCGCAGACCGGTCAGTAGTGCCTGTAACATGGTCGAGCGGAGTGGTTTTCGCTGCTAACACATACTGTTTTTACAACGGCAACTACTACGTTACTACCGTAGGAGGCACTACAGGAGCCACAGCACCGACGCACACGAGCGGTTCGGTGTCTGATGGTGGCGTAACGTGGACTTATTATAACGGGCCTTACAACGAGTTTAGAGCCGATACAGACACCTCCATATTTCAGGAGAAATTACTTGAGCAAGGGATGTTAGAGCGCTTTGGTGAAATCCATGGCTTAGAAAGCATTAAGCCAGTTTTTCAGCAACAGGTGCATGAAGAGTTTGGTAGAACTTTGTCAGGTAAAGTTATTTGGGCAGGTGGAGCAACCAGACCGCTTCAATATGCTCGTAATGGTGTAGCTATGTTTGGGACGTGGATATAATGCAAGAACCAACGATTACACAAAAAGACCCTATTGCTTATTACCGATGGTTACGGTCCCAGCGAATGTCTGGTGCCCAAGCTACTCAACTTGTAGAGCAGCGATTTGGCCCACCGACAACGCCTGAGGAGCGTAATCAACGACAGCAAGCGGCAAACGAAAATGCTGCTTTGGCTCAGGCTGGTGGATTGGTTGGTGGCGCTGTAGCTACTAATTGGGCAATGCAAGGTTTCAAAACTCCTGAATGGATGAAAAGCACCCCTACAACTACACCAACAACTACGACTACAGCACAAGTGCCACCAACTACAGCAACTCCCGTAACTGGAGGATTTGGTAGTACCGCAGAGATGGTTGGTAACGGAATGTCTACTCCATTCAAGCCCGAAGTTGTGGCGACTAATGGAGATGTTTCCATCATAAAGACACCGACCGGTGGAACTACTCAAGTGCCAACCGAGGCGTTGAATGACCCAGGTTTTATGAGTTCCGTTAATTGGAACGCCGTCGGTGCCGGTGCTATTTCTGCGTTGCAAGCATATCAGGCGTATAAGGCATATCAATCAGGCGATAAGTTGGGTGCTGGCATTTATGGGGCAGGTGCTATTGCTTCTGGCGCCGCCGCAGCAAATGCTGCTAACGCTGGCTTTGCTGGTTCTCAAACAATGGGAGCAGCTGCTCCTTATTTAGGTATTGCAGCCGGTGCCTATGGTGGTTATCAAACCGCAAAAATGATTGGAGATACCGCAGCAGGTTCTCAGCGTAACCAACAGGGAGCGCTGCAAGGAGCTTCATCAGGTGCGCTAATAGGCGGTAGTATTGGAAGCATTGTGCCAGGTCTTGGTACTGGAATCGGTGCTGCTATTGGTGCTGTTGTTGGAGGTGCTGCTGGCTTAGTTGGTTCGTGGACTGGAAGCTCAAAAGGTAAAGCTCAGTTTATGCGTGATAACATCCGCAAGGTCATGCAGGAAGGTGGCATCCTTGATCAGAACTATCAAGGCACGTTGGCTGACGGAACTACCTATGACTTTGGTACGGATGGTAAGGCGCTACGTTGGAAAGAAATTGATAAAATTTCGTCGGCTCAACCTAAAGCCTGGAATAGCGCAGTTCCTCTCGCCGATGCGTTGGCTTCCTCTTATGGCTTGGTAGGTCAAAAGGCATCGGATCTTGCGGCTTGGTATTCACGAGCCGCTGTAAGTAATGCAAAGAACGATTCGAACGTTGCCATAGCGAATATGCGACACTTTGCAGCACAGCAAGGACTTACATATGACCTTGTAAAAACGAAACTTGATGAGGCAATCAAAGACAATCGAATTTCTCAATCTCAGTACGATTATTACCTTAACGGCGCATCGCAACTTGTAGGGCAGGGAGGGGCAATGCAAGCGACTGTACAACGTCCTGAAAAGGGTAAGGTAGCTCGCGTATCTCCTGGCATGTACATGAATGACAAAGGCAAGGTATCGGCAGCAAAAACAGTTCGTCAGGCATTAGAAATCAATTACAAAAAAACGAATAGTAAGTCCGACCAACCCAGTAAAAAACGTAAGTAAAATGGTGAGCATATGGAAAAAGGCAAATTACTAAAGGGTGCGCTTACAAAGGCTCCAAAAGAAAAACCAGTTCAAAGGGTATCGCCTGGAGTTTACCGTGGTGAGAAAGGCAATCTCGTAACTTCAAAAGGACGAGTACTGCCAAAACCTTCACAACCAACGCCTCAACAAGTAGGTAATGCAATTGGTCAATTGACCCCGATGCCTCAACAAGTAGGTGATGTAGTGGACCAACTAAGACCGATGGGGAATTGGAATCAATCCCCCATGCTAATAACTGAACAACAACCGAACTTGGGCCCATTGTATACGCCAATGACACCTGCACAGGTGGGTCAAAGTGTTGCACAGATACAACCAGGAATTGCAAATTTGCGTGGAAATTGGGAACCTCAACCATCGGCAAACCAAGGTGGTAAATACAGATTGTCGCCAGGAGTGTATGGCACTCGTGAGCAAGCCATTCAGCAACAATTAGACTTTCTTAAAAACACTCTAGCTCAAGGTCAAGCTAACAAACGTAGATACTAATGGCGTTTCAAGGTACTACCATGCCTGGTCCATACTTAGGGCTCGACCTCGTGAGCCCTATTGATAATATGGACCCTGCAACGGCATTAAAATTGATAAACATTTTCCCAGGAGCAAACAGTCCTGCTTTACGGGCAGGGTATGAATCGTTTGCTACAGTAGGCTCAGGAACGCCTATAACTTTTTTGCAATCACTTAATTTAGCCGATGGCTCATCGAGATTGATTGCTGGCAATTCGAGTGCGTTGTTTTCAGTAACTACAAGTGGAACACCTACAACGATTACTGGCTCGACCGTTACCAACGGAGAGTGGCAAAGCACAACGTATAATAATCGAATTTACCTGTGTAACGGAGTTGATTCGGCCCGCAGTTGGGATGGCATTGCAGCAACTACCAGCAACCTTACCTTTACTGGACTAGCACTGACGTCAATGATTGGTGTTCACGCTCATAAAGAGCGATTGTACTTTATTGAAAAAAATAGTTGTAAAATTTGGTATGGCGGTGTTCAGGTTACGGGGACTGGTGGAAGTCCAGCATTAACAAGTTTTGATTTAAGTTATGTAATGACTCGTGGTGGATTTGTAGTTGCATTGGGCAGTTACAGCAATACTACTAGCATGACATCACAAGATTATTTTTGGGCATGTAGCTCCGAAGGTGAAATAGTATTTTACACTGGAACCTACGCTGGCGACCCTACCACATGGGGGTTGGTAGCTCGCTATTATATTGGTCGGCCACTCGGTCGTAGAGCCTTTGTACGTGTAAACAATGACGTTTGGATTGTTACTGAACAGGGAATTGTCCCCATTTCTGGACTATTTCAATCCGACCCAGAAGCTGCACTAAACATTCTCAGTCGCAGAATCAATCCGTTAATAAGTGAAGCAGCTAAGTTATTCCCTTTCAACTATGCGTGGAGTGGGTTTTTTTGGCCGCAAGGTAGGGCCGTTTATTTTGCTATTCCCGTTAGCACCGTCGGATGTCATTTATTGGTTTATGCAATTGATCAAAAAGCCTGGACTCTTTTCCAGTTGTACGACGACTCCCATTGTTTGAGTTCTTGTTTATTCAACAAACTACCGTTTTACGGTTCCAATCAAGGACGAATATGGAAAGGAGAAACTGGTCCGGCAGATGCTAGAATAGGGTCAATCGATCAATACATAAGTTTTGATTGCACTCTTCCGTACAGTTTTTATCAAACCCGAAACAACTATAAAACCTTTAAAGATATTCGAGCTATCATTCAAGCAGCGCCCACAATTAAGGTGGGTATTGTTCTTGATACGGATTTTCGACCGGTTCAAACACTTGTAAAACCCATAAGCAGCTCAACTGTTTTGACGACTTGGGGTAGCCCTTGGGGTTCCCCTTGGTCTGGGGCATCAGTTGCTTCCGGTTCATACAGCTTTGACCGCTATTCTTTAAAAGGCCAAGGCCATGCCGCTTCTATTCGATTTGGCGGTTTCGTAAAAACACAAAATTTGCAAATACTAGGATTCGAGGTTAGGTATGAAATTGGTGGACAGGTGTAATTATGGCAAATCCTAGTGTTTGGGCGCGGCAAAGTCCTGGCGTTTATAAAGACCAATACGGCAACGTTGTCAAAAGTCCAAAACCACCAACTCAAAATATGGCACCTAAACCGAAGCAAACGGTTAAGCCAACAACACCCAGCAAAACCCCGCCGGTACAAACACCAGCACCGTCAAATTCACCAGAACCATTCAATTTTAACAGGGCTGAAACTCGAATTGAGTATTTAAAAAGAGTTCGTCCAAATGACCCTGAAATTAAAGAACTGACGAAACGCATTGCCGCAGCTAGGAAAGCCGAAGGTGGTTCTACAACAACTCCTCCAGCAGCAGGTCAGCCAGGTTCATCTCAACCAGACCCATCACAGGGTATGGGAGCATTTTGGAAAGAACCGACAGTACAACCACCCACTGCTACTTGGCCTGTAGGTGGCACGCCTTCACAGCCGATTGAATATAAACCAGCTTGGCCTGGTCCTAGCACCCCGCCAACAGGGGCTTTATCAGCAATGCCATCCGCTGAAACCGGCACTCCAACTTCGCAACCTGCTGGCACTATGCCTCCACCTAACACGGTTTCAACGCAAATTGAGCCGCCTGGTTTCCAGCCTATTGCACCTACCCCGCCGACCTCACAGCCACAACCAGCCGTAACGCCATCTCCTCAACCGGTGGCAGCCGCTCCACAAATATCGCCAATGAAGCCAGCATCAGGAGGTGCGCTTAATACTGAACCCTCTCAAGAAGCAGCTACACCACCTCCACCTGTAGCTCAACCTGCACCTGCGCCTGTGCCACCGACGCCTCCCGTTACGCCTACAACGGAAACTCCTGCTCCTGCTCCTATGCCTACCCAACCATCGACGACACTACCTCCACCGTTGGGAGAGAACATTAACAGATTTACGAGCGCGGCAGGTTCGGCTTATGAAAACCTAGTTAATAGGTTTAACACGTCCGACCCGTATCAAATGCAAGCACAGTATAATCCTGTGTTTACTGCGGAAATGGAGAGACAACGCAATCGCGTTATGAGCGAATTTGAACGTCGAAACGCCGAAGAATTTCAACGTCAAAATGAAAGCACTCAATTACAAATTGCAGAGCGTGGGTTAGATCCTAACAGCCCTGCTGCTCAAGCGATAATGAAGGCAAATACTCAGCGACAAGACCTTATGCGACAAGAGGCGCTTAGCGCCGCCGAAGGTATTGCATTACAAGCTCAAGCTCAATTTGCAAACCAAGCTGCTCAGTTTGGCAATATGCCGTATGAGCAATTTCAGGCTATTCAAGCTCCCCTCATGGCTGGGGTGCAAGGGTACTACACTGGTCAGGAAAGTACTGCTCAACGAGAATTTCAACGAGGGGAAAGAGTTGGGACGCAGCAGTATCAAGCTGAACAATCAGCGATTGATCGTGCATTGCAAGTTACGGAAGCGGAGAAAGGACGAGCCTTTACTGGTGAGCAAGCCGAAATTGTCAGACGTTATGAAAGTGGCGAAGCTGCTGCAAACAAAAGTTTTCAAGCTATGCAAGCTGATATTGACCGTCAGTTCCAATCAGTTATGCAAGCTGCTGGCTTTAGTTTCCAAGCACAGCAAGGCGTTCTTGAACGTCAATTTGAAGCAGCAAAGCAGGATTTCGTGGTGCGAAATCAACGTGAAATGACAGATAACGAAGCTAAAGCTGCTATGACGCGATTAAAAGCTGAACTTAAAAATAGAATTCAAATTGCAAGGATTGGCTCCCGTTCTAGCGGGGGAAGTGCTGCAAACCCAGACGCAGCGAGTGATGCGTTTTATGATGCACAAATTAATTCAAGTTACGGGCAAGGTGGGACGAAGCCAAATCTTGGAGCGGCAGCAGCACAAGGTGCTACAGCAGGTGCCGGTAACGTACTAACAAGAGGGCGATAATATGGCCGATTTATTAGTTAACGCCTTAACTGGATTGAATTACAATCAGCAAGAAACGCCTTGGGGCATTGCTCAGTCGAGTCTTAACACATTAACTCCTCAGTTGATCACGCCCTACACTTCGACTGGTCGCGCTGTCGGTGTAGGTCTTGGTTCAATCCTGCTGCAATCTTTGCTTGGCTATCAGGCTAGGCAGCAAGCCGCACAGGATACATTGGCAGTAAACAGCCTAGCTAATCAGCTTCAGACTTTAGAAACGCCACAGGCTCGCACAGATTTTATTAAGGGCGTTGGAGACACCGGCTACCAAAGTCGTTTGTCCAACTTGGCTACTGCATTGACGGCACAGGAAACGGCTAGAAAAGCTAAGGCCGAAGATAAAATGTTGGAATTGATGACAGGCTATAAAGCTCAATTATCCCCAGAGGGAACTGAAGTGTTTGAGCGTGAGCAACAATCATTGCTTGATAGAGCTTTGCAACAAGCGGCAGCTAGTAGACAACCACAAAATCAACAATTACCAACTGGTGTGCAAGAAAGAATTGTTGATGCTTCTACATTTTCTGAAGCGGCGGCAGCCCACCGCAACAAAATAGCTGAAATGTCGCCAGCAGAACTAAAAACTTTGCTCACGACTGGAACTAGCATGTTCGGTTTAGTAGGCGAACCAGGATTTGTGCCCGAAAATGAAGCAATAATACAGTTGTACAGAAAAGCAAATTTTGGAGCTACACTTACGGGACAGGAGAAAAAAGCTGCTGATATAATTACTGGTAAAACTTTTACCGCTTCCAAAGCTGATATTTTAGCGGCTTGGGATACTTTAATCGATCAAAGCAATAAACGTGCTAAACGCACCATCGAAGTCGCAACTAAATCTCCCAATACTATTCAAGAGATGTTTGGTGCCCCTGTCGCGGCTACGCCAACCACGCCAATCGCAACAACTCCGGACAATGACAAATTAAAAATATTACAACAGCTTCAAGCCGAAATAGCAGCGGAAAAAGCCAGAAGGGGTCGCTAATGGATGAACTTGACGCGGCAATAGAAGCAGCACGAGCAGAACTGGCGGCATTAAAAGCACAACCAGAACAGCCTTCATACGGTGTCGGGCAACTTTTGTATGATATTCCTGTTGGGGTAGCAAAAGCCGGTGCTGGTGCAGCAGATATTGTAGCGTATCCATTTGTAAAAGGATTGGAATATCTGGGCGCTCCTGTCGAACCCTGGGGAACTACAAAAACATTGGAAGCAGTCAGCGAGCAATTAGCACCATCTTTCGGAGTGCGGCCAGAAACAGGCGCTCAAGAATTAGTTAGTTTTTTAACTCCTTCCCCTGCTTCGAAAGCTAAATTATTGAGTCAAGCTGGAACTGGTTTGGTTTCGTATTTGGGCATGAAAGGAGCAGAGGCTATTGCGCCAGAATCTCCTTATGCTGGTTTAGTAGGCGCATTAGCGGCTCCTGCCACGGTTGCTGGAGTAGGTAAAGCTGTTGGCGCTGGTACGCGATTAGTATCACCCGCTGTTGGTGTTGCAGTTGGAAGTGAAGATGCTTTACAGGCAGCAGCGCAAGCAGAGATATTGCGTCAAGCAGGTCCTGAAGGAATCGAGCGTTTAAAAGCATTGCAAGATATGCCAGAACTTGCAGTTGGAACAGGAAATGTTCCTCTTACAGCAGCGGAAATCGTACAAACACCTGGCCTTGCACAATACCAGCAGGAAATTGGTAAAAAACTAGGGGCTACTGACATATTGCAAGCAGCCAAGGAACAACGTGGGATAGAGTTAAAAGCAGCGTTAAATCGTTTTGGTGTAGATACCGAAACTGGTGATTTTGCTTTAGCCTTAAGAGATGCTGCGGAAGAGGCAGTCAAAAAGAAAGCCGCAAGCGAAGGAAACATTTTACAGTCTCTTGGCCTGACTGAAGAAGGGAAGGCTGTTAGTAAATTGGAGCGTGGGGCGACGCTTCGAGAGGCAATAAATACCCGTTTAGAACAAGCTGATGACCTTGTATCGGGCGCTTGGAGCGCTGTTCCAAAATCAACAAAACTCGACCTAACCGGAGCCTTAAACGAAACTTTGCGTGAATATGCTCAGTTCGGAGAACTTGCTAAAGCCGATGTATCAGGCAAAGCACAGCGAGTAATGGACAAAGTACGCGAAATAGTTCAGGCCAAAAATGGCGTTGCAACAGTTGGTGAGTTGCAAGATTTACGATCAGCCGCAGGTCGAGCTATGGCTGAAGCGAGTGGGGTCAACAAAACGCAAGCCGCGTTAATGGCAACATTACGCGACAACATAGATAACTTTGGAATAAGTTATTTCTATGATCCAGCCGTGGGCATAAAAGGGGGACTGCCTGGAACTGCTGCAACAGCACCAGACCTTGAAGCATTGCAAAAATTAAGCAAAGCAGTAGACCTTACACGCGAGTTGAAACAAACATTTAATACTGGTGTAGTAGGTGAAATTACTGCGACACGACGATTTCAACCGCGCCTCCAAACCAGCAAAGTTATTGATCGTGCATTAGCAAGTCCAGAAAATGCACAAGATATTATTAACAAGTTTGGCCGCACTTCTGTTGAAGTAACAGAGATGCGAATGGAAATGCTAGCTAGACTTGATAAAGCGACAAACCCAACCGACTTTTTAGGAAGAAATAAAGATACATTAAAAGCACTGTTTGATACCGATTATGAGGCTTTAAACAAGTTTGCCCAACAGAAAGGACGCGGCACGGGGTTAGAGCAGTTTGAACGTATTACTGAAAGCAAAATACCAAACAAAGTATTTGCTGATGTTCGTCAGGCCGATGCGTTTATGAAACAGTTTCAAGGTACTGAACTTGAACAATACGCTCGTGCCAAGTTTATAAATACCAACCTGACAAAAACGGGCAATGCTGTTGCAAACCTTGAAGCTAACAAAAAGATAGCTCAACGATTGTTTGCTGCTGATTACGATGACCTACAAAAAGTACTAACTGACCTGGAATTAGCTAAGAGTCCTGCTGAACTTGCAAAAGCAGCTAGTAAAGGTCAGGCAATAACATCCCAAAGTTTAACAACACTTGGTGCCATTGCAGCAAGTCGTGGTGTTATTGCGACTATGAAGCAACAAGGCCCAACATCAGGCGGTATCATTGGAGCTTTGACCGGCGGGGGCATTGGAGGTTTAATTGGTGCCGGAACTGGAGCGGCTATAAGCAAAGCAGGACAATCGCGAGAATTGCAGCTTGATACGATTGTCGCAAGGATGCTTGCAAACCCAAGACTAATGAAGCTTGCTGCTGCTGCACCAACTGAAACCAACATAAATCGCTTTTTGGAATTGAGCCAAACTCTTCAGCGCGGTGGGATTGCAGCAGCGCCGGAAACAACTGAGCAATTCTCCGTACAACCTACTGAAGAGGGGAATACAGCGGTCAACATAGATGCAGCGATTGAGGAAGCTCAACGTGAACTTGAAATGCTTCGTGCAGAAACAAACACGGAAAGTCCTAAGCCAACTGTGGAGATTGGCAGACAGAAAATCAACATACCCACCGGCGAAAACTACGCATCGCCAGATTTGGTAAAAGCTGTAATTCGTGCTGAGTCAGCCGGTAATCCAAAGGCGGTGAGCGAAAAAGGTGCTGGTGGTTTAATGCAGCTTATGGCTGGGACTGCTCGTGATCTTGGCCTCACACCGAAACAAAGATTTGACCCAGTTAAAAACGTAGAAGCTGGTAGTCGTTATTTGCAACAGCAGATTGAAAAGTTTGGCTCGATTGAAGCAGCACTAGCGGCATATAACTGGGGGCCACGGAATATAGCTAAGGCTAAAGCAAAGTTAGAGTCTGAAGGTTTGCCGGTAACATGGGAAAACATTAAAAAGGCAGTCAAAGTACCTGGCGAAACAAAAGCGTACGTGAACACAGTATTAAAGTATTTAGAAGCATAAGGAGAATACTATGCCTTGGGCAGCGGGAACATATACGAAAGGTAATAACGCAACCGGTGGTTGGGCTGGAGATGCTGCTGTAAATATCGGTATTGAAGCCGGTCGGCATGATACTCAGGACAATGACTTTGCGACTGGCATTAGCCAATGCTTGAACAAGGACGGTTCAAATGCTGCAACTGGTAATTTGAATTTAGGCACAAACAAAATTACTAATTTGGGGGCACCAACGTCAGCTAACGACGCAGCTACCAAAACCTATATTGATACGTTGGTTGGGCCTGTTACTGCTGCTGGTCGAGCGTTGATAGATGATGCGGACGCTGCTGCTCAACGCACGACTTTAGGCCTTGGCACTTTGGCTACTCAAAGCGGTACGTTTTCTGGAACATCTTCTGGTACGAACACGGGCGATCAAACCATTACCCTAACTGGAAATGTAACAGGCAGTGGCACAGGAAGTTTTGCAGCAACGATTGCAAATGATGCTGTTACCTATGCCAAGATGCAAAATGTTTCTGCGACCGATAGAATTTTGGGGCGTCAATCTGCGGGTTCGGGAGATGTAGAGGAAATTACCTGTACTTCAGCAGGAAGAGCGTTGATAGATGATGTGGATGCCGCTGCTCAGCGCACGACTTTAGGGCTGGGAACTGTTGCAACGCAAGCTGGTACGGCAGTCACAAGTCTTAATGGTATTACTGGTCAGGCTACGCAAACGTTTGCAACTGGAACAACGGGCACTGATTTTGCTATTAGTTCCGCTGGGTCAACTCATACTTTTAACATTCCCAATGCTTCAACGACCGCTCGTGGGCTAATTACAAGCGGGAATCAAACCCTCGGTGGAAGGAAAACATTCAGTGAGACGTGGTTAGTACAAACCCTGGATGGCAATGCTTGTGAATATACAAACTTTATTAACAGCGGCAGTAATCCGGCGATTATATCTTTGAATAAAAGTAAAAGCGGCGTCATCGGAAATCAGGCGTTGCTTAGCAACGGCGACCAAATTGGTCAGGTGAATTTTGCATCATCGAACGGGACCGCGTTAGTCAGCACAGCGCGTGTAATGGCTTTAGCCAATGGTACACAAACTGCGTCAAGTTTGCCTACTCGATTAGCATTTTCCACTTGTCCTGATGGCAGTACAACTCTTACTGAGCAAATGACCCTTCTCAACAATGGGCGACTTGGTCTTGGAACAGCAACTCCCACAAGAGATTTCACCATCGACAAAACAGTCAACACCGATGTCGTGTTTCATCCTTACAATCGAAGCAACGGAACGAGTGCAACCGCTGGCATACTGTTTGGAAATGACGAAGCGGAAAGTATAGCAAAAATCAGTATGAATAGCACCACTCACAGTGCCGGTAATAGTGCCCTACAATATATCAATTCAGGAACTGGCGGTAGTCACACATTTGTAGCAGGTGGGGCAAACAGACTTATTATTGCTGCTGCTGGCACAGTGCAAATGAACGCATACGGTGCTGGAACCGCAACATTTGCTGCTAACGGCGTTATTTCGTCAACATCTGATGAGCGATTGAAAATTAAAGATGGATCAATCGAAGATGCAAAAAGCAAACTTGAAGCGTTAGAACCTGGATATTGGTATTGGAAGCCAGAAGTGGCAGCCAATATTGGCGATCAACGCGAGTTAGGATTCTTTGCTCAGAATGTAAACGCTGCTATTGGTGAAGAAGCTGCACCAACACCCGAAGACGGTAAAGCATTTGGTTACTACGACCGTTCAGTGTTAGCGGTTACGGTCCAAGCCTTTAAAGATTTAATGATTGAGTTTGCAGAACTCCAGGCTCGTGTTGAAGCACTTGAAGCATGAAGCAGTTAAAGTTGGTCCGATGTTTTGATTGCGATGATGCCACTTTTGGTGTGCTTGCGATTGATAATCGGCCAATGTTTACCACGCTGGAGGATGCTTGGCGCAACAATGAGCGGATGGTGTCGTGTATCCCAGAAGGGAAGTACACCATTGTGCGTCACAAGAGCCCTAAGTTTGGCGAGTGCTTTTTGGTTAAGGATGTTCCTAATCGTTCTGACATACTAATTCATGCTGGCAATACCGATGCTGACACGCATGGTTGCATCCTGCTGGGTATGACGTATGGCACTGTGGGCAAGAAGGCTGCGATATTATCCAGTCGTACAGCCGTTAGCTTATTTATGCAGCAAATGATTGGAGTGAATGAGGCTACGCTGGAGGTGGTATGACGCATGATGTTACTGAAATACGGTATTGGATTGACTTATTTATTAAGGCGGTCATTGGCGTAGTAGTTAGTATTGTTGGGCTTGATTACAGAAACCTCAAGAGTTCGCTGCATGACCTTGAGCAGAACAAGTATACGCTTACAGCGCAGGTACAGGTGCTTCAGGCTGAGATGATGGGTGTTAAGGACCGGCTTGAGCGCATTGAAAAGAAACTGGATAGAGCGCTGGAGAAATGAAGCTAATATTGGTGGTGGTGATAGCCTTGCTTACCCCACCGGCTTATGGACAAGGAGCGAGTTACTTAGGGTTATGCCATGCGACTTGGGATTGCCGTGGCATGATGAAAACCTGGACTCAGCATGGTGTGATTATTACCGGTTGGCTGGAGGATACTTTTGCCAATGATTGCAAGTGCGCTGACAAGCTCTTAAATGACGCCAGAGCAAAGATAGTTAGGGTCCACATCATGAATGGGCCTTGCATGAGAAATGAGCGCTGTGGCCGTTATGAGGCGTTTTGGGGCTACTCCATACCAAAAGCCAACCGTGATGTAAGGCGATGGAAGGGGAGGGTTGTTAAAAGGTTTAAAAAGGCAGTAACTAAATTAAAACAAAGGTTGGATAACTCAAAGGGAGAACTGACTTGTTATGTATCCCCGTGTTTGGAGTGTGACCTGAATGAAGCTGCTCGAAGAGTTCTCTTGGCTTATGTATCTGTTCATCTGCCTAATTGTATCCTTGTGGATAATCCTTACGGCAGAAGATGTCTCAGGGGAACCGTCTGTGAAAAACACGGATCGAATCCTGTTATTGATAAACCGTGTATAGTTGACCTGGACGGTATCGACGGAAAGTACGTCAACATGAAAAAGTGGGTTGAACAGTACAAACACTGTGACATAGCCTACTATTGGGAACCCTGGATGAATTGCATCAAGGGTAAGTTTGTAGACCCAAGAAAACGTAGCTGTAAAGTTATCCACAAGTTATTTACAACTGTTAGGAACTTGTTATGCCGATTATACTTTCCATTGTTAGGCACTTGCTAACCCTTGCTGCTGGTAGTCTTTTGACTATTGGCGTTACTGAGGACGAGGCTGCTGGTTTGGTTAAGGCAGCGGAGCCGGTCGTAGCTGGCGCTGTACTGTACGGAGCAAGTCAGGCTTGGTCTGTACTGGACAAGAAAAAGAAACGCTAATAGTAGCCCTTGTAGCGCCTACCACGGGCAAATGCCGTAGGGTCAGGGTTATTTAGCATGGCCTCAAGCCTTCGTCTTACGGCGAGGTGAGAATCAGGTGCGTCAAATAAGGTATTGCAGATATAGACCAGGTTAAACGGCTGAGGGACGTCATTGTAGAAGAAGTCCCGCAGGTCACGCCGGTAGATGATGTTGAGGTCAGTTGAGGGGTACACTACATCGAGCATGGCTCGTTCGATGACTGCCAACCATAAGACGACTTCGGGCATCGCTATCTTTTCAACGTGTCCGATATCGCTCAGGTCAATTTTCATTTGTGCAGTTTAAGCCAATCCTCAAGGTACATAGTGACCAGCCACGGACGCTGCTTCTTTCGATGCACGACAATGGGGGTTCGGTCCCCACAGTCACGAGTGGATTGGTCAATAGCCTTGTCGATGTTTAAGGCTTCCACCATCTTACACTCAATATGGTAGTTTGAAAGCTCTTTGCACTCTACGTCAGAGTCACCAGCCTTACCGCAGAACTGTTGAGTACGGTGGGCTTGATAGCCATATTCTTGGAGGCGGTGGGCAAGCTCACGCTCGGCTCTTGCGCCTTTGGCTCTGCTATTTACCATTAGCTTCCTCCTTCGGCGGCTGGGGTAGTTTCCATGTCTTATAATTAGCTATGTCGCTAATCGTTCTCTGAGAAACCTTAAACCACTCTACAAGAAGATTCCTAGGGGCTCCTTTTTTCAATAGCTTTCTCAGCACTTCAACTTGTCTCCATGTCAGCTTTGCGCTTGGGTGTCGCTCACCCGTCAGTCGAGGCATTTTGTTACGCTGCTTCCGCTCACGGTCGTCTACGTTGTCTTGTCGATCTCCCAAGAATAAGTGAGCAGGATTAACGCAAGATGGATTGTCACACCTATGCAAGACCCACATTCCATTCGGTATCTTATCTATGAATACCTCCCACGCATAGCGATGAGCCGCAATCGAGCGCCTAGTCCCATCTACTCTGGAGCCAACAGTTAAATGACCGTACCGTTTTAGCTTGTCCTGCCCTTTGAATGACGACTGCCACTCCCAGCACCCAGTCTTTTCATTGACCTTAGACAGCGACCGGATTCGCTCTTTAGCGTTTAGAACAACTTGCCCTCTAATCTTCATGCTTCACCTCTGGGCTAGAAGGTAGCGGCATCCAGTGGGTGACTTGATCTTTATTATAATGTTTCCATCCACTGCACATATTAGGATCTCCTGATGCAGTTTCAATAAAAACATATTCGCTCGTTCCACATTTTATCCATGCCAATACATTAAGATCTCGCTCCGGCAATCGATTCTTCACCGAGATCCAACCGTTCAAATTATTCGAAGAGTTGATCTGATCCTTTGCGGCTTGGTAGCCAGCGAGGAAGCCATTGCGTAGTCCATGCTCATATGTTTTGCTGCCTGTGGTATTCTTGGAGGCCCACTCTTCTGCCAACTCTTCAGGCGTTTTCATCGTCTTTCTCAAATATGTTTGTAAGTTGATGCAGCTCCTCGTCGGTTACACTTCGCATGTTTAGCTCAACAAAACTTTTGTTTACTGCACGACACAAGGCCTCAGCATAGTCGCGTGACATGAACATGACATCTGGTCCGTCAGCGTTTTTAAGGTTGCCGATTATTTCCTCGATTCGCTCGGTTAGGCTTTTGTTTTTATCTACCATAGCCATTTCACCATCTTTATGACTATCCACACTGATAGCGCTAATATGCCAAAATTAAATGCGATTATGGCTAGGCCAGCTCCGAAATAAACAATCAGGTCTTTTATGTTGCTCATTCTCCGTCCCACTCTTTGCACTTGTTTTCTAAATGTCGGATAAGTTGTTTACCCATTGGTGGCAGGACGTAAGCATCGCCATCCTTTTCAACTACACCTTGCTCAACCAAGGCTTCTAATAGCTCTGTTGATAGGTGTTCATCGCTTCCCTTATCCCACGGGTTGTCTTGCCTGTACTTATGCACAACCATGCCAAGTAGTAATCGCCAGCCGTACTTGTCTTTCTCTTCCATTTTCCTCCTAGTTGGGCCGCATCATCTGACACGGCCCGTTGTTGTTACTTTTTCTTGCTTGTTTTCTTCTTTACGCCTTTAATTGTTCCTTTGTTCTCGCTCGCGTAAAACACTTCATCACCCTTATCCTTGCCATAGTATTTCTCCATAGCTTTTCGGATTTTAAGTCCCTTTTTTGTCAGTGGCATAAGTCTCCTTAAAATGGAATTAAATCATCATCGTCAATCTCATACGCCGCGCTTGGTCCTGCTTTACCTTGCCCACTTGGGATGCCTTCATGCTGATGCTCTGCACGGTCGTGTGCGTAGCTCAGTGCTGATTGTATTAGCAGCGTCAAAGCCTCCATATCCTCCTTGTAGAGATATTTGGAGTCCTTCCATTCGCCTGTTTGCTTGTCCTTGTAGCGCTTGCTGATGGTGTAGCTGTAGCCTCCAGTGCGGTTCTCCCACACTGCTACTTGAAGACCTTTTTCCTTGTATGATGTGACTGGTGGCATATTACTCCTGTATTTTGTTGATAACTGTACTTACTACATCTCCGATTCTGGTCATTCCATCGGCTTGCCGCTCCATATTGGTTTTGTCTTCGCTCCACTTTGCAGCGCGGATGAACATATCACCGATTTGAGCTAATTCATCAGCAAACAAGGTTTCAGTTTTGCGCCATTCGCCGGTTCGCTTGTCCTTGTAGTGCTTCCCAAAGGTAAAAGTGATGCCGTTGTTGCCTTCCCAAATAACCAACTGTGTTGCTTTCGTTTTGAACGCTCCTATTCTGGTTCCCATTTGTCCTCCTGTTTGCTACTGTTCCAGGTAAGGCCATCCATTGGCCCTCCTAGTTGCCCCCGCCAAAGTGTTGCCGCTCTGGTGGGGGATTTTTCAATCAGTTTCATCAATTATCTGAGCTACCCAACGCAACCCGTCAACTTGACCGCGCTCAAACTCGGAGAGTTTTTCGTCGCTTTTGAAGCTGTCGATTATGCGTTTGATTGCTGCCTTAATTGCTTCCAATTCGTTTTTTCCATTCTCTGAGCGCATCAGTCACCACATCCGCTACATAAATCTGATGTTTTCTGGCGTACTCCCTGACGTATTCCACCAGAGCTTTGTCTGCGATTACTGTCCACCGGCAGTAACCGGCTCTGGGGGTATCGTCCCGTGTTTTTTTGGTCTTCATTAACTACTCCTTTTGCGCGCTCAATGAGCGCCTTCCGTTTACGCTTGTATATGATTTGCATCGTTCCAATCCTCGGTTATGCACTGTGTCAGTTTCTTTAGCCGAATTGGTGCCCTCCATACCCCTGGCACCATCTGCTTCGCTTCGCAGTCAGTCAGGTATTTTTCTGCTGCTGTGAGCGCCTTCTCGTCCAGACTTCTTACATCGTAGTACGTCGGCTGGGCTCGTGTAGGCTCTACAACGGCCTCAGCTTGCACAGTTTGAGCATCCCAGTCTGGCAGTTGGTCAGCCTTGAAATCGTCGATTGCAGCGGCTTGTGCGGCCTTCTGCGATGCCTTGTATTCCTTAGCTGTTATTACCTCGCCTGTACTGGTGTCTACTCGGCTTGCACCATACTCTGAAGGCATTTCTTCGGCTGTGTAGAGTCCCCCAAGCTCTTGAATAAATGCCTCACGAATCGCCAACGACTTGGCACACTTTGCAAGCATCACCGTAGGCATCTGCTTCCAAATTGGAGTCTGTTTTGCATACTCATTCCAGTAGGCCGTGGCCACGGACGGGAACCGCCTATCTTTGCGGTACACTTTGACCGTACTGCTAATAAGCTGCTTTCCATCCCATTCAAAAGTGACCTCCATGCCGTCAAATTGCGGGTGCGAGTTAGCTATCTTCAGGAACCCGTTGATCCCCGTCATAAGCTGCAAACGTCCACCGGCTTTGATAGCCCAAATCTCCTTAGTTGCAGGGTTTAGGCCAGTTGCGCGGCACATCTCCGCAAACAGCCGAAACTCCGGCTCTGTAAGCCCTGGTGCTACTGTGTTACGGAGCGCGTGAAGCATCTCCAGGCTAGTTGTCGATGTAGTTGTTAGTTCCTTGCTCATGTTATCCCTTTTTAATTGTTTCACAGGCTGTCCAGACCTCCCAGTCGCAGCACTCACACCTAAACAGTTGGTGGTTACTCATACGGCTTCCACCTGCCACAGTTCGGGAGTTGCGTTGTAGATTGCATCGTCGATATCCTCCAACAGCGCCTCCCCGCAGCAATTAGTGTTAGCCTCTAACTCGTTCCAACCATCGACGGGGTCAAATTGCAGTTTACCGTCGCGGTCATAGCTTGCCATTACTTCAAACTCGTGGCCCCGTGTTTCCAGGGTGTATCGTAACCCGTTTACTTTAATAACTCGCATTGTTGTCTCCTTGTTGTTACGACTGTTTCCAGCCTGTTGCCAGTAGTATCATCACGCTGGTTACAGTGCAATCGGTTAATCTTCCCAATCTCCATCTCCGGCATCCTCCAATATTTCCCAAATGGGCTTTATTGGGTTCCCCCAAGCATCGTTAGGCCGTATTGATGTCACTGTTTCCGAGTCTGTCATATCCCGATCCATGCGCTGCCGTGTCACGACACTGTAGCCGGTCCCGTAGGGGTT